GCATCTTTATCTTCAGGGGTGATCTTGATACCGTATTTAGCCCCAGCAGCCAATAAATAGTATTGAGTAAACCATTTATTCCTGACTCCACTAACATTATCATCACCATAAGTCAATAGATTAATATCTCTATTAAATCTTACACTTAAATGGTGGTCATAATAAAAAATGCGAAAATACAAACTATTCACAATAGAATTCAATATTGCAGTTAATGGATGTCCAGAAGGGTTGGAACCAAAAACTGAAAAAACATCTGAATTATGAATGTAAGTAGGATGCACAATGACTTGGCGTATCACGTGCAAAACTAAAATATCCGTATCTAGGAAATTCCCACTTTCTTTACACAGATCAATTAAAATACCAAAAGCATACCACATCACAATAGCACACATAGTTTTATCAAACTTGGAATAATCAGAAGCAAGCAACTGATCATAAACTCCTAAATATTTTGCAAAAACATACCAATGGTCAGAACAATGTACACTACCTACAGCAATCTCTGAAATCAGAGGATTAGTCTGTAAATAAGCTATCATCCTAGCTAAATACATTTTACAAATTATAGTAAAATTAACTGGTCCACAACTATAAATACGATGCTTTCTTTCTTTGTTTTTAACAACTGAAACTACTTCATCTTTAATCATACCATCCCAATATACGAGTGGAACAACACCACGTCGCATTTCGGCATGCATAACCTCAAAATCATTTATTACGTTGTCATCAAAGCGCCATCTTTGAGTAGAAAAATCTTGGGTAGCTATATTTTTCTTTACTGTATTGTAAGGCAATCCAGCGCCAGTAGAAAAATCCATGGATTCAATGTATGTTTCACCATCGATACCATTTATAGCTTGATCATAAGTTAACTTCGAAATATAACTCAAATCTTTTTTGAAACGTGATTTATAACACTTGGCAGCCCTTTCTGCTTTATATTCAGGTATACAAGTTACAACTTGTGATAACTTAATATGATCATTCCTATAAGGAGAAACATATTCACCATCTATATAAGTGTGTCTAAAATCAGGTGGTACCAATTCCTTTTTAATATAATGTTCAAAATGAGTAGCAACAGACCTTTTAACAACTCGTGTTTTATGTGAGCGTAAAGGTAAACGACTACGGGTACCATGAAGCACTATATTATCTAAAGATAAACCTTGTGCTCTCATGTGAGTAAAATCAGAATTTCCAGACAATTCAACCATTGGGAAACTAGAAAGAGGATCCCGTATTGAAGGTTCTAAAGGTTTTTGAAGTGTATCACACACAACATTCAACTGAGACTGACAAATAAGAAAAGCTCCACTTCGTTCTTTGAAGTCTATATGACCAAAAGTATGTAAACCAGCAATAACAACCCCATTTGGAACAACTGCTAAGACAGGAACTCCACATTGCCCATCAACATTTGTATCCATACTATGATATTGTATAACACCATCTACAGGGTGACCAAAAATATTATCTATAAAATTATTTTGGAAAACGGTACAAACTTGACCATGTGTTGTAAAAGGTTTCGATAAACGTCTACCTTTAACACCTATTACATCTGAAGTTTCCCATGTTCTTACTTCTAACATTGTGCCATGTGTGAGTAAAGTTTTAGGAAAATAACTAATAATAGATTTATGAGTCCTTCCTACTACTCTAAAAATCACAATATCATTATTTACTACTTGATGAACATTTTTAGTATCAATCATTATAGTAGTTTTTGCCATATTTTCTTGACCGTAAATTAAAGTAAAATATTTCAGATTATGATCAAAAGTATATTTCAAAAAATGCTTATTCATTATAAACATATTTCCAACTAAAGCTAAACAAAAACCATAACATTCATCAATATTATTTTGAAACTCAGCTTCAACTATACACCAATAAAGATTCCTACGTACATTCTGTACTAGATGATCTATATCAGTTGTTTTTGATTGCACACTAATATTCAAAGGTTCTTTAACTTCCTTCTTCCAAATACTATCACCTTCTTGAGGTTTTGTGATATCAAATTGTATTTCCTTTTCTCGTTTTTGTAAAATTTTCTTAAGAGTAAAAGCTCCTATAGCCACAGTTGTACAAATAATTATACCATCAAATAACTTAAATGGTACATTAAATTTATTCAATAAAAACTTTTTAACTCTTTTATCAATTTTCGCAACTTGATCAACAGTATTATGAATATGGTAATGCAAAGGTCGTGCATAATCAAAAACAAGATTTGTTAATTGAAAAACACACAAAAGTTTAAAAAACCAAATACAACAGAAAATATTAAACCAAGCCTTATAATCAGCTAAAGTGTTTGAATTAGAACCAGATTGAGGGACAATACATCCCTCATCTACATCATGGTAACGAAAACAATGCAAACACATGGTTTTGGTAAGTAAATCCTCCATAACTTCTGAAATCTTATGAGCATGAGATTTATGTTTTAACATAATCTCTTTCATTGCTGACAAAAATTCAAATCTATCCAAACGATTTTCTATACCTTCAAGACGTTCACGCTCTGTAAAATTCTTAACTACATTATAATTTATCGGCAAAAAAGTATCATATCTAACATCATATGATCCATTAACTTTTTGTGTACGTACTTTCTCAATAACATACCACCAATAATCAGCACTTAGATCAGTAGAATCCAAATCTTGACGAAGAGTATTAGTCTCCAAATCATCTTGATTTCTATACTGATCTTTAACGTAAACTGTAACAACGGTATCCATTCTGCGCAAAATGGCAGATGGAGTAACAGCATACTTATGTGCATTAAGATTTTTGATATTGGTAGTACCAATAACAAATTCTGGCAATGCAGGCACAGTACCTTTCTTCTCAAGTTCAGCTTGATTAGTAACCCAACAAACATTATTAACCAAACGTAATAAAGCTTCAATATCAATCCCCTTAGAATAAGCAGGTTGTTTTGAAGATATATCATCAAGAATAAAATACCATTGATTAGAATTTAATCCATCCATGAATTCACTTCCAGGAATCAAAGTATAACCATTGGCACTAGAACAAGGTTTATTATTAACAGTAGCGAACAATTTCACTAATGTCTGTATAGTAAAAGTTTTTCCAACACCAGGAGGACTATATATCAAAACACCTAAAGGAACAGGTCGAGATGTAGCTGTTATAGTTCTAATTTCGAGTTTTTCTCTTAACATATTCAATTCACGTAGAAGTCTTGCGCATTCAGGACGTACCACATCTTTGCTTTCAGTTAAAACATGAAGTAAAATATCACCGCGTTCTATTAAATTTTTACAATTATTTAAAACTGTAACAGATTCAACTCCACGTATTTCTCCAATGCTTAAATTAGAGAGAAACTCTAAAGATTCTGTCCACCAAACAGAATAAGAAGAACGATTAGTTAGTAAGTCATTATAATCTCCAGATATAAAATAACTATAACCTCGTTCACACATATATTTAATAAAATCAAAGATTTCTAAGATCATTGAAGAATTATTTAATATATGGTCATTAACAACTTCATGAGTTGCTTGATCAAAAGTATTTTTGCTCATCACACGCAAAAATGGAACTGTAAGTAAAGATTTCATCAAACGTAAAATTCTGGCACCAGTGGGTGTACCTTTCACATTATCAGCAAAACCTACTTGGGCTTTTAAACCCGATACAGTAAAAATAGAATTTGCTAATTCTACAAGACTAGTCATGTAAACTTTAACAAAATCTAAAGTTGCATGTTTCAT